TACCTTATATGTCACCAGTTGATGGTCGTAGACACAGATACTTTCCAGACTTTTTGGTTAAAATCAAATCATCTAACGGCATTAGAACAGAATTATTAGAAATCAAACCAAAAAAACAAACTCACCCGCCTGAACAAAGAAAAAGAGTAACAAAACAATACATTCAAGAAGTTGCGACTTGGGGTGTTAATCAGGCTAAATGGAAAGCAGCAGAAGAATACTGCAAAGACCGTGGTTGGACCTTTAGAATCATCACAGAAGATCATCTGGGGCTTAACTAAATACTGAAATGGCATCCATTCTTAGATCACTCACCTCAGATTTAAAGACGGCACAGGTTCAACCTATGTCTGGTGATTCTATGAAATGGTTGATGACTAAGATTGCAGAACTAAAAAATCCACTCAAAATACCTACTGAAATGAGCAGAGATGCTGGCCGAAATGTTACAAGATTTGGTCCAGGAAAATTGTATTGTTTTTACTATGATCCAAAAGGTAAGAGTCAAATGCCATATTATGATAGATTTCCTTTGGTATTGGTATTACAAAAAGAAGCGGATGGTTTCCTAGGTTTAAATCTACATTACCTACCAATAAAATATAGGATTGCCTTTTTAGGTAAGCTTTTAAAATTTGCGATCCTAGACGATGAGAACAATGTTGAACGTCTAAGAGTATCTTATGACATTCTGAGTGCCTCCAGACGCCTAAAAGAGTTTAAACCGTGTCTAAAAAAGTATCTGACAGGACATATCCAGTCAAGATTACTTGCCATTCAGCCTGACGAATGGGAAGTGGCAGCTATGTTACCTATGCAGCAGTTTAGGAAAGCTACAGTTCAAGAAGTATGGCAAGATTCCACAAGAAAAATAAGGAAAGATTAAATGGCCTGGATAGATGAACTATTCTCAGTACCAGAAAGATTAACCAATCAAATTAATGAAACTTTAACCGGTGGCATTAGTGTACGTTCCACAAAAGGAAGAATTTCAGATTTCAAATCTAGTTTTGTAAAAGATATTGCAAGACCTAGCCGATTTGATATTCTTCTTCCTATTCCATTTGCCATGACGCCATACATTTCTTCTTCTAGAAGTTTGCAATATCGTTGCGAAGCAACACAATTGCCAGGAAGAACATTTGCAACCACAGAACAAAAAACATATGGACCTATAGAAAAACATCCATATCTAACAACATTTAATGATATCGATTTAACAATTATTGTAGATGATGACATGAATCAAAAGATTTTCTTTGATGCATGGTTAAGTTACATAAATCCACAATATAACAATAATTTTAGATATCGTGACGAATATTCAACAACATTAACAGTTAATCAATATGATGTGGTGAATGAATTATCATATTCAATTAATTTATACAATGCATATCCAGTTTCAATTAATCAAATGGATTTAAATTGGAATGATGATGGTTATCACAGATTGTTGGTGACATTTGCATATAGTTTTTGGAAAAACAATTCATTACAGGCACTTGGTATGGAATATATTGACCAAGGATTGGCAAAATTTTCTAGTATTGCAGATGGTATAGGACCACAAGCTGCAATTGCTGGTATATCTAGAGGTCCCGCTGGTTTTGATATTCCATCATCAGAGGGTTGGATTGATCCAACATTATATGAGGGTGGTTTGGACAATTTTGATTTGATGGGTGAAGTAGATAATTGGGATCTGTCTGGTCAAGTTGGTGCTTCTGTTGAAGAACCTGTAGATAATTTTGATTTGCAAGGTGAATATGATAATTGGGATTTAATGGGCGAAAGTGATATTAGAAACGAATAATTCTTAATGGAGTGACAATAAGATGGCTTTACCTAAAATTGATGTACCTACTTATGAAATTGAATTGCCAGTTTCAAAGAAAAAAATAAAATTCAGACCATTCTTGGTCAAAGAACAGAAAAATTTATTGATGGCTATAGAATCAACCGATTCTGTTACAGTACAGCAAGCAATTTCTGATGTTCTTAATAATTGCACGTTGACAGAAAAAATAAACATCGATAAGTTGCCAATTGTCGATGTTGAATATTACTTTTTGCATTTGAGAGCAAAGTCTGTTGGTGAAGTTATTGAATCAAAATATCGTTGCAATAATATTGTGGATAGTAAAGAATGTGGTAATATAATGGAAAACAATCTTGATCTTATGGCCATTAAAGTGCAAAAAGATGATAGTGTTTCACCAGAAATACAATTGACTGAAGCAATCACAATCAAAATGAAATATCCAGAATTTGGTATTGTAAAAGATTCTTTAAGGTTAGAAGATATCAATGAAGTCACATTCAATATGATTGCAGAAAGTATCGAACACATTTATGATGGTGAACAATTTTACTATGCTCGTGAAGCAAAACCGGGTGAGATGTTAGAATTTGTAGAAGGTATGAATCAAGAACAATTTTCAAAAGTAGAAAAATTCTTTAATAATCTTCCTAGATTAAAACAAGATGTAAACATAACTTGTAATAAATGTGGGTTTAAACATCATATAGCTGTAGAAGGCCTTGAAAATTTTTTCGGTTAACCTTTCGTCATGACAATCTGAGAAATTATTACAAAACGAATTTTTCGTTGATGCAACACCACAAATATAGTTTGACCGAACTTGAGAATATGTTACCATGGGAGAGAGACATTTACATCTCTATGTTGATTTCGTTTATTGAAGAAGAAAACCAAAGAATACGAGAAAAACAGAGAAAGTGATAAATGCCTGGCCAAGTTTCACAACAAACTAAAAAAACAGTTGGTGTTTTGTTAGGAGGTAATGGTACAAACCAAACTACCTCTAAAGTCAATTCTATTCCACCAAAAATATCTACTGCAAAAAAAATTGATACAGTAGATCCATCTCTATCTGGTATGTCTGCTGTTGATCTTCTTGGTTCAATATTTCAAGAATTAAAAAAACAAGAAATAGAAAGAAAATTTGAATCTGAATTAAATAGAAGGTTTCAAGAAGAAACAAATACAGAAGAAGAATTAAGAAATAGAGAGTTGCTTAAAGCAATTACTGGAAGACGACCAGCAAAAAAGGTAGAAGAATCTAAAACTAGAGCTAAAAAAGAAGAACCAACTGAAGTTCCTAAAGTTACAAAGCCTGCTGCACCAAAAGCACCACAAGTAAAACCACCAACACAGACGGCACCAAAAGCACCAGAGGTAAAACCACCAACACAGACGGCACCAAAAGCACCACAAGTAAAACCACCAACACAGACGGCACCAAAAGCACCAGAGGTAAAACCACCGACAGTCACAACACCTAAACCTCCAACAACAGCAACAAAAACTCCTGCTGTTACTGCACCTAAGGCGCCACCCACACCACCAAAAGTTAGTGGTGCACCTGTAATACCTGCTGCAGCTAAGGTTGCAGTTGGTGCAGTTGCCGCAGGTGGTTTTTTTGCTCTAGCATCAAGTGTAATTGCAAAGGAAGAAGGTTTACCAAAAAATGGCAAAGCTTATTGGGATCCACCTGGACAAAATAAATTAGTTTCTATTGGATATGGTCATCAAATAAAACCAGAAGAATATAAGCAAGGGTTTATACAAGCAGGTGATGAAAAAATTTTGATAAAGGGTGAAAAAGGTATCGATACCTCTATGACACCCCAACAAGCAAAAAAATTATTAGAGATTGATTTACCAAAGTATGTAGAAAGAGCTAAAAAACCATTGAGTAATTCTTGGGAGAAATTAACTGACGAACAAAAGACTGCTTTAACATCTTATGCATACAACGTAGGTAGTACAGTAAGTTTAGTAAATGCTGGTTTAAAAACTGCTATCGACAGAGGTGACACACAAGAAGCTGCAAAAATTATATCTGAAAAAGGTATAAGAACTGCCAATGGAAAATTTAATGCTGCACTCGATAAGAGAAGAAAAAAAGAAGCTGAACTCTTTGCATCAACTAAAATAAAAGAATTGCCTCCACCTTTAACAACAGTAACACAATCATCTGGTACTAAAATAAACAATGCATCTGTAGAAAATACTCAATTACATGAAAGCTTAAATAATACCAGACCTCAAGTTATTGTTAATCAAACAACAGAAACAAATTCAAAGACTAATAGGATGGAAGATAAATCCACACCACAAGACGATAGACCTGTTTGGAAGAAAAAATAAATGGACTACTACGAAGCTAGACGAATAAGAAAACAAGGATTCACCTCTCTGTTAGCAAGAAAGTTGGCAGAAGGTGATAAGGGCATTATTCGTTCTGTTGGTGCAACCCTAAGTGAGAGATCAAAAGCCAGAATGACTGGTATAAAAGAAACATTTGATCCTCTAAACATTGCTAAATTTCTAACATTCGGTTCTAAATTAGGTCCTGCTCTATTAGGTAATTTATTAGGTAGAACTAAAACTGATATATCATATTTTACTGGTTTAAGACCTACAAGCACAAAAATTAACAGGTTAGAATCTGATGATAAAGGTCTTAATGATATGTTAGGTAAAATACTTACCTATATGCAAACTACTAATGAAGAAAATAGAAAAAATAGGCAGAAAGAAAATAATTATAAAGAAGAATTAGAACTAGAAAGATTAAAAAGACATAAAGAATTAATTGCTGCATTAACTGGTAGAAAAATTGAAAGTAAAGCCAGTTTAGTCAAAGTACAAGAACCACAAACATCATTAACTGATTCTTTATTGGGTGCATTTGGCCTTGCTGCTGGAGCAGCTACTGCTTTTAAATGGTTGGGCAAACTTGGAATGTTTTTAGCTACCAATCCTATTGTATTGGGAGCAGGTTCAGCTATTGCTTTTGGTTATGCATTGTATAAAATGCTGACTGATGAGAGGGGTTATGAAGCAAAAGATTCTGATTTAAACAGAGGGTTAGATCAAGCACAAAAAGTTGGTGGTCTTGCTGGTGTAAATGAAACGATGGAAAAAAGAGCAAAACTACCCGAATATGAAAGAACAATGGAAGATATTAAAGACTTCCAAAAATTTAATAATCAAGGTGAA